GTAGTCGCTGGAAACCGAGGTGCAGCGGTTGAAGGGGGAGCGGCGATGAGCTGGCCCTTTACCGATTCCACCGACTACGCCACCACCGACGACGAAACCGCTCTTGACCTGCGCGACTGTCCCGATATCTCTATAGAAGGCTCTGCCATAGAACTGGACGGACAGGCGCCGAGGGCAGTGGACTGCGGCCGGGTCGCGGTCCTGCGCAGCCGCCGCCAACCCGCGGTCGTGGTCACCGCCCGCTTGTTCTGCAAGCGCAAGGTCTGCCCCGGCTGCGGCCCCTACCACCGTCGCCGCCTGGCCGCCCACTACACCAATGTCATCGGCGACACCCCGGTGGTTCGCCAGGTCGTCGACCGCTCCGTCTGGCCGACCATGGCCAAGCGGCTACGCCGCCACGGCGCCAGCTTCCTGCGCATCCCGGCCCCGGATGGCTGCTACGTCGTGCTGGCCACCTCCGGCGACGGCGAGCCGGTCACCGAGCTGACGGCCACGCTGGCTACCGCGTTCGAGCAGGTGCCGCTGGTTGACGCCCGAGGCCGCCCCGACCTGGCCCGTGTCTCCAGTTCCCGCTGCTGGAGCGGGGCCACCGACAAGGCGAGTAGCAGCGGCGAAGGTGAGGGCGGTTACGAACTGCTGGGGTTCGCCCGGAAACCGCTTTGCCAGGTCGTCCAGGTGGCCAAGAGCCTCGGCCTGTACGCCGGGCCGGTCGCCGACCGGGAGCTGGCGCCGGACTGGGCCGAGGCCCACCTACTCCACCTGCCTCCAGGCGACACGTTGGCCTGGCGCCGGTTCACCCGCTGGATCGGCCTTCACCATCCCGACCGCCACCGACGACAGAGTGTGAGGGCCGCCTAGATGTAGATGTTGTCCGGACTGCCCGACCAGGGTGGCGGACCGCCCTCCCCGGACAATGGCGGCATGATGGTCGTGTGCCCGAGGTCGACGATGACCAGCTCGCGGCCCTGCGGCGGCTGCGGGTCGCCTTCGGCTTCGTCGAGGTGGTCGAGGTCGTCTGCCACGACCCGGCAACGGCGCCGGATGAATCAACGCGGGAGGCGAGGATGGCCGACCCGGGACGGATGACCTCGGAGGAGCGCAAGCAAGCCCACGTGCTTCTCACTCGGGCGCTGAGCGATCCGAACTGGCGGACCGCCAGCCAGGCCCTCGATGACCTGATGCGCAAACTGCTGGTGGTGCACCGGCTGCTGGAGGCCGAGGAACGTCTCGCCAAGCGGGAGCGACGGACCGACCGGATGTAACGGCGGCTGTGGCCGAGCAGTATCATCGGATGACCGGTCCACTAGTGCGGGCGGTTTCCTGCTACGGCCCCCCCGGCGGGAGCCGCCCGCTCTTGCTTGGAGGCGGCCGTGCGCTAGACCTGGGCGGTGGGCAACCAGGTAGCCGTGCTATCGCGTCGGGGTTGATGCTCGTTCCGGTTGCGGAACTTTCGGCGGCCGATACGATTCCCATCCTTAGGGCCGGGGTAGGGGAGGCGTACTCGGGGCCACCGGGACGGGGGGGTCTGGTCACCTGAGGGGCCGCATGGGCGATCAGCTCGGCGGCCCCGGGTACGCCCCTCTTTCTAACCCGTCCAGGGGGCCACAAACAAACCCGTCGGTGAAGCCGGCCTTAGCGGCGCAGCAGCCGATGTAACGACGGCAGCGTGGCTGGCGTTCGTTTGTCCGTCGATGGTCAGGTGCTCCTGGTCCACAACCGGACGCGACCGCGCCCTTACCGCCCCCAAGGGCTGACCATCGACTCGTGGGGCCGGGCTCTCCAGCACAGCATGGCCCTGGCTACGACCCCGGGGAAGGGGATGCCCCCGGGGTCGTAGCGTTCTCAAATGTAAATGCTGTCCCGGACGGCGCCGGCCAGGGCAGCGGCCCGGTCATGGGCCATGACGGCGGCCACCGCAGCGTCGATCCGGCGGGGTGAGTCTTTCCGTTCCTTGGCCAGCCGGGCACCGCGGGCGTCCTCCCGGAGCACGGCGTTGCCGACGTGGCGGGCCAGCCGCGAGTCCCCGGAATGGGTGAGCTGGCCATTCACGACGGCCTCGTAGAACCGGGCGGTGGCCGGCGTCATCCTCCCCGGGCTCTGTGGGTACTCCATGACGGGCAACCCTTCGCCCTCGAGGAGTTGGAGGCTGCGGGCCCATCTGAATGGGTCGGCGGCGATCTCCAGCACCCGCCAGCGCCGGCAGGCGGCCCTGATGGCCTGTTCGACGTCGACGATGGGCACCTGGCGGCCATCGGCCTCCCACAGCTCCACCAGGTCGAGGTGGGGCCGCTGGTCGATCGTGGAAACCACGAGGACGGTGGTGTCGCCGTTGAAGCTGCCGTCGAACGCTAGGACGACCTCGGCCCCGTCCGGGACGGAAAGCGCGGCAGACGCGCATTCGGCCCACGCGGAGGGCGGTAGCCATGCTTCCTCGAGTTGATCGGTCAACTGGCAGAGCCGGGCCCGGCGGAACGATGACTCCCGCATTTTCGGAGGCAGGCATGCCTGCAGGCCGTCGTGGGCGAGGAAGTCATCCAGGGCCGGGTTGGCGAGTTCCCAGCAGTGGCGGCAGTCCACCGGATGATCTTCGAACCCTGCTGCCGAGTGCTCCCGCCACACCACCAGCTGGTCGTCCGGGTGGTCCAAGGAATACTCCCGGAGGCGGCCGAGGACGGTCGCGTCCAGCTCGGGGCCGGGTGTCCCGATGGCCAGCACCACCGACGCCAGTTGTTTGCCGGTGGCCAGGGCCACAACCTCATACACCTCCTGGTCGACGCGGCCAGCCTCGTCAACGATGGCCAGGGTGAAGTCCAGCCCCTCGAGCCGCTTCGGCACCGCCGGGAGGACCTGAAAGCTCGACCCGCGGGCCGGGACGGTGAGGGCGTCCGCGTACTGCTGCACCCGCGATTCGAGGTCGGGGTGCAGCTCCACCATGCGGGACGCGACCCGATGGCACAGACCAGCCTGTCGCTCGTCAGTAGCGACGACGACGACCTGGGCGCCCTCGGCACCCGCCAGCAGCTCATAGAGGGCGAGGACGGCGGTCAGGGACGTCTTCCCCTGCCCTCGTGGGAGCATCCAACCGGCCAGCCTCGGCCGAGGCCGCGCATCCCAGGTCGAGGCGATCAGGGCACGCTGCCAGGGCCGCAACCGCAGGGGCTTGCGGACACCATGGCCTCGCGGCACGCGAACATAGTCGAGGGCGAACCGCGCAACCGCCAGCTCCCGGCGTCTGGAGCCGCGCAGGGGCAGCGGTGAGCTATCAACGGCAGGTTTCGGGCCCGCCCTCATGAGCCAATCCTCGCGCCATGAGGGAGATGAACTCGGCAACTGCCGCCACCCGGGTCGCCATCGAACTCCTGACGCTGTTCCTGGAGCCCGACCTTGAGCGCGCCGCCGCCCACATCAGGACGGTGCTGGGCGACCCGGATGGGCCAGATGCGGTCAGCATCATCGCCGGCCAGTGCAACCTGAACATGATCTTGGTCCTGGAACTCGCCAAGGCTCAGGGTGCCGCAGACCTGCACGAGCGAGCCGGCGAAATCCTCCAGGAAGTGTCGCGGCAACTCCCCGAGTAGCGCCGTCCTCATGCAGCCACCGGGCCGGGATCGTCGCCGTCGCGGTGTGTAATCGGCCGTTCGCCTGGCGAGGGGTCAAGGGCCAGCACCCTGCTCAAAACTCGGGCCGATCGTCCGCTGTTCTCGGAGCGGCAGAGGACCCTGAGCGGCCCAGTCTCCAGCCCGTTGACGGCGACTTCGACGACGTGGTCGGCGACCAGGTCGGCGCAGGGGTGGGCGGGGTGGTCTTCCAGGCCGGGGCACCAGTCGCCCACGGTGGCCCGGTGGGTGGCCACGAGGCGGCGGCGCCGTTCGGTCTCGGCGTGGGTGCGCATGTCGGGTCGCTTCGCTGCCTTGGCCCGGTCTCGGTTGGCCTGGCAGTCGCGGCACCTGGGCTTGCCGCGTACTGCCTTGGCGCAGTCGAGGCAGGAGCGGAGTAGGGTCTTAGTCATCGTGGCTTGCGGCGCTGGCGCTGGCGTAGCTCTTGCTTGCAGCTCTCGCAGCGTTCGCCCCAGGCGATGCGGCGCTTGCAGGACAGGCACCGCTGTTCGCCCCGGCTGCCCGAACCGGGGTAGGCGCCAGCGTTGCGCATGCCGCCGAGCTTGCTGCCCCTAGCCACAGCGGCGCCTTGGTAGGCCGGCACGCGCACCACGGCCACGTGGTCTAGTGCCGCTCTGGTCCTGGGTCACGTGCTGGCGGTCAGCCGACCAACGACTACCACCGGGCACCTCGGCGAAACCGACGCTCAAGCCCAGCGGGACGCCGTCGCGGGCCAGGGCCAGGACCTCGTTCCCGATCATGGTGTCCGAGACGTGCCAGGCGCCGTGGGCGGCGTCGGCTCGTTCCTCGAACTCGACCATCACGCCGATGGGCAGGGTGCCGGCGTCCCTGGGGTGGGTGGCCGTGAGGGGCACCCGGGCCGGGTCGGTGCCCTCCAGGGCGCCGCGGGTGAACGTCTCGGTGACGAGCCGGCCCCGGTCGACCACGCGGGCGCGAACGCCCCACGGGAGAAGCGGGCCGACCAGGGTCCGCCCGTCGCCATTGTCCCGAAGCTGCAAGTCGGCGGGATAGAAGCATCGCTCTAGCGTCATGCCACGGCGCCGCCTTCCTGGTCGTCGATGCCGGCGATGGGTGGGAGGTCTTCCAGCTCCCGGACCTCGCTGCGGAGCTTCCAGCCGGCCCGGATGGCGCTCTCGTGGGCCTGGTAGCGGGTCAGCAGGTCCGTGCGCACGAGGGCGGCGGGCGGCGTTGAACTTGACGGTCGTGGTCGACGACAGGAGGGCGGACAGGGCCGTCTCCAGCCGCACCAGCCAGGGCCTGAGCCCGAAGGTGAGGAAGTCGAGCGCCCGCTGCTCGACGTTGGCGTAGGTGAGGCTGTTGCCGCTGTCGGCGCCGATCAGCTCAGGCTGGACGCCGAAGTAGCGGCAGATCGTGCGGACGTTCGCCTGGGTCGTCTCCAGGAACTGGGCCTCCTCGGGGGCGATGGTCACGGCCTGGAAGCGGGCGCCGTTGCCGAGCACGGCGATGTCGCGGTGGCCGGCGTGGGCGGCCCGCCAGCGGGCCTTGAGCTGGTCGGCGCGGTCCTGCTTGATGTCCTGGTCCGAGGTGAGCACGCCGCTAGGAATGGCGCTCTCGCCGAAGAACTTGGCCGCGTACTTCTCGGCGGCGATGCCGAGGCCGATGGCCTGGCGGGCGTGGCCGATCGGTGACAGGCCGAGGACCTGGCCGGGGGCGGTGAACGCCCGGACGTGCCAGATGGAGGCCGGGTCGACCTCCTGGCCGTCGACCCGGTAGATGATCCTGCTGTTCGCTTCCACCTGGATGCGCTCGTTGGCCAGCAGCTCCACCTGAGCGGGGAGCAGACCGGCGCCGGCCCGGTCGACGATCAGCCCGAACGTGTTCCCGCGGGTCAGGAGGGCCTGGAGCGCGGCGTAGATGAACTCGGGCAGGCTCCAGCCGGCCGAGGGTGCCCGCAGGATCGGGGGCAGCTCGGGCAGCGGGTCGCGGTCGCCGCGGCGGTAGGCGGCCAGCGGCAAGGTGCTGATGCTCCCGGCGATCAGGTTCACACACGCCCAGACGGCGCTGTGCTGCATGGCCGTGGTCGGGTTGACCGGCACGGCGGCGTAGGTGGAGGCCGGGACGATGCTCCCGATCTGGAACAGATCCCGGTCGTGACGCTGCCACGGCCAGCGCATGGCTCAGGTCGTGTTCACGAAGGTCTTGACGGCGGCGGTGTCGATCAGGGCGCCGTCGAGGCGACGATGCAGCGGAAGGCGACCAGGTCATTCTGGAAGCGGAACTCATCCGAGCGCTCGAAGCGGATGCCGTTGACGATCCGCACGAAGTAGCGGCTCATGTCGCCGAACGCGATGCTCTCGTTGCCGTTGGCCATCGCCGGCATGAACGGGTCCACGAACACCGGATAGCCGAGGATGGAGCGCCGGTCGGTGAGGCCGTTGACCGGCTGGCCGCTGGTGTCCCGGAGCTTGCGCACGATGACGTTGCTGGCGTTCCGCATGATGAAGGCGGCGCTGTCGCTCTCCGCGTACGGCTCGGCCACGCTGCCGACCAGGGACCACAAGGCGTCGGTGCCCTGGTTGGCGGTGCCCTGGGTGCCCAGCGTGGTCCCGGTCCCGGTCGGGCCGGTCACCCCGGTGCCGGCGTCCAGCAGCAGCCCGCGGGGCTCGGTGGTGCCGACCCCGTTGATGAGATCGTCGCCGTAGCCGGTCGAGCCCAGCCCCAGGGACAGGGCCGCCTGGCGGGCCAGGAAGTCGAGGAGGTTGGTGGGCGAGTCGTTGGCCAGCTCCTGGGAGACCTCGAAGTAGTTGGCGTACTTGAACGCCTTCAGGGTGACCGTGGATAGGGCCGGGTCGCTCTCGGTGATCTGCGCGCCCTCGCCGGTGATCGCCGAGGTGACGAAGCCGGTGGAGCGGGGGACGACCAGGTCCTCGCCGGTCGAGGTCGTGATGACGGTCGCGCCGGCCCGCATGAGGGAGCTGGTCTCGACCATGTGCATGACAATGCGGCCGTAGACGTCGACGCCCAGCGCCTGGGTGGCGGTCGACTTGAGGGTGTCCCTTGTGTGGATGCGGACTCCGCCGGAGCGGCCATGGACCGGCTCGGGCACGTCGGAGGGCCACTCGTCGGGGAGCTGCTCGGCGTAGACCTCGATCGGGGCCGGGTTCTTGGCGAAGATCGCGGAGCGGAACGCGCTGGCGGTCTCGGCGGCCTGACGGGTCAGGGTGGGGGTGCGGCCGCGGGTGGCCATGGCCCGGACCTCGACGAGCTGGCGGTCGCGCTCGGCCTCCATGGCGTCGGCCGCTTCCCGTTCGGCCGTGACATGGGCCTGGTATTGCGCCGGCTCGTCAGGGGATGGGTCGCGGGCCTCGGCGGCGGCCCTGGTCAGGATCTCGTCCCCGGCGGTGCGGGCCGTGGCCCGCTGCTCCCGGAGCTGGTCGAGCAACGTCACGGTCCCACCTCGAGCTTTTCCCACCTAGACAGTAGAGAAGCTCAAGATACTACGTGGGGCGGTGCATCGCCTAGCGTCCTAGTTGCTTTTGGCGGTGGTCCACCGCTGGGTGGCCCATTCCAGCCAGTCGCGGGCGGCGTGGACGATGACCCGGCCCAGGATCAGCACGTACACGTTGTGGTTGTCGGCGCGGAGTTCGACGTGGCCTTCTCCGGCCAGCTCCCCCAGGGCGTCGGAGACGCGCTCGTAGGAGCGCGGGGGCTTGAGCTGGCGTTGGATGCAGAGGACGGACAGGTGGGCGAGGAAGTCGCGTTGCGGGGTGGTGAGCCAGGGGATGCCACGGTCGTCGATTGCGGGCTGGGTCGGGTCCTCATCGTTCATCGGGCGAACCTCCCGGGGTCGTCGGGGTCGTCGTCATGGGTGCCCATGCCCTCCAGCCCCATCTGCTCGGAATCCACGGCATGCATGCCATGGGTTTCGGGGTTTTCTGCTGGGGGGGATGTGGAAGGCATGCTCCATACGTAGTACGAGCCGGGGCCGTACCCCTCCCGGCGGGAGATGACCCCTAGCGACTTGCGTGCCCGATGCAGCGTCGTCTTGGCGATGCCTGCCTGCGCGGCGAGCCGCTCGGCGTTACGGGCCAGCATCGGCGTGTCCGCAAGGATCTCCCGGAGGATCGCCACCGCTTCCGCCTGCTGCGGCGCCGCATCCGGGTCGGGCGGCCGGAGCAGGTCGGTGGCGGTGTGGCTGGTCACCCCGTCCCACACCACTCGGGCGCAGCTGTACCGCTCGTCGTCGACCAGCCGGTAGGCCAGCGCCTGGGGCATCTTGGCCAGGTTGCTCTTGGTCAGGGCCAGGACCCGGCGGCCGTCGTCCTCGGGGTCGGGGGCGACCAGCAGCCCGGCCCGGGCGGCGCCGATGATGCCGATGCTCCCCGAGCCGCGATAGAGGGCGCTGCCGGCGCCCTTGTTCATGTGCCGGACGATGACGACGGCGGCGCTCGTCCTGGCCGCCATGTAGGCGAGGCTGGCCAGCACCCTCCTGATGTCCTGGTCCCGGTGGCTGTCGACCTGGCCGGACAGGAACGCCATCAGCGGGTCGATGACGACCAGGGCGGCGGCCTTGCTCTTGACCAGGTCTTCGAGCAAGAACAGGTCGGCGGGCAGCTCGGGCGGCCGGGGTGGGTGGCCTTCGGGGTGGACGTCGGGCAGGACCCAGCAGCGGGTCAGGTCGGCACCGGCCGCCTCCAGTCGGGGGCGGATGGTGTCGCCGATGTCGTCCTCGGCGTTCAGCAGGATGACGTCTCCGCGCTCGGGCCGGGTGCCGTCCGGGAACGGGGAGCCGGTCGTCACCTTGGCCGTGATGGTCAGGGTCAGGGTGCTCTTGCCGGTGCCGGGGTCGCCGTCCAACACGGTGACCTTGCCGAGGGGGATGCGGCCGGGCCATAGCCAGCGGACCTGTTCGCGGTCAACGTCGTCGACCAGGACCAGGTCGCCGGCCGTCACCGGCTGCGGCCGAGCCTGGTGCTCGGCCAGGGCCTGGGCGGCCTTGTCCTTGATGGAGGTGATGTCGGTCATGCCGCCACCACCCGCCGCTCGGCCAGCCACGCCATGAAGAACGGCGAGCCCGGCTCAGGCGGCACCCACACATAGGCCGGCTCGGGTGGCGGCCGGTGGCAGTCACAGCGGCATGCGCACCGGGGGCAATGCCGGTCACCCCGATGCGGTAGGCTTATGGTGCTGGTGGCGATACCACTCCGAGGC